TTGAAAAAGAAATGCCTCACTTTTGTGAGGCATCAGTCTTAAAATACTATTTTAAGAGGGGTTAAAATATTGGGCAAGTTCCATTAGCACAAAGTATATCTGTGATAATAGAGTTTACATTATAGTATTTACTTGGTGTAGCTCCTTTACTTTCATTTAATGCTTTCATATAAGAGCCTGGGTTTGAAGGTGTTGAAACAAAGTCCCAACATAATAATTCGAAGTCATCTTGTACTTCCATTAATTCACCCATTTGTTTAAGTGAACCCATACCACGAGATGATACACCTACTGGTATTCCATTTTCAAATAGTGATTTTAATATATTACCCGATGGGGTTGGGAGGATTTCAATTACTCCCATTACATTATCTTGTTCCCAAAATATTTTTTTAATGTTATGAGATACATTTTTTAAATTGATAATAGAAGAATCTGGGTGGTCTAATTCACCTAATGCTCTATTAGCATTAACATTTTCCATATACTTATCAATTTCTCTTTCCCATAAGTCCTTTGAGTAATATCGGCCATTGCCGTTTTTTACTTCTGCTGTAGCTAATATTCCTTTAACAAGTAAATTTCCATTACCTGCACCTTCAATTATCTTTACAGGCTTAGCTGAGAATATTTGGGTTTCAATAAGTATCTGTTTCATATTATCCCTTATCACTTGTTTTTAAATTAGCTTTAAATTTAGGATTCCATTTTTTAACATAAGCTTTTTCTATAGCTTTTTTATCAACATCAGGAAAATCAGCAGCAATATCATCTACTTTTTCACCTTTAGCAATTCTATCAGTTACACCTGATGGTAAATCAGCTTCAGATAATACTTCTTTAATCATTTCTGAAACTAAAGCACGTATAGCTGATTCTTTTAAATCACCATATCCTGAGGATTTAAATTTACCTTTTGCTTCTTTTGGTTCACCTAAACCAGGAGCTTCAGTTTGGTAACCTACTCCTTTAACTCCAAACTGTCCATCTTTAACATAGTGAGAAATATCTTTAGCTAAATTTTTAGCAACAATTGCTCTTAACTCTTCAACATTTTTACCTTCGTTTTTAAGATCTTTCATTTCAGTGTAATATCCTTTTAAGAATTCTTGACCAAAGACATTATCATAATTTTTTTCATCTTTATAATCGTAACCACGTGTTGCCATATCTGTTACTTCTTTAGTGGTTTCTTTTTCTTCAGCTTTAGCTTCTTTAGCTTCTCTTAATGGGTTATTAGCTCCTAAAGGAGTTAAACTCATCATCACCTCAAATTCTTCAACTCCAAATTTAGCAGCAGCGTCTTTCATTGAAATACGACCTTGATTTTGATTATAATATTCAAAAGCTTTTTTAATATTTTCCTTTTTAGTAGCATCATCTTCTTTAAGCTTTTCCATGTTCTCATTAAAGATAGCATGCCAATCTTGCTTTTTACCTGTAGTAACTAATCCACCTATACCTTCTGATAGTATACTCTTATTTTTTAAGATAGTAACAGCATCAGTATATGTTAATACAGGGGTGATTAGTTCTGGGAAATTATAGCAAGCCAACTTCATAAAGTGTTGCTTATTTCCTTTACCTTCTTTAATAAGGTTATATTGTTCTTGTAATACTTTCATTTTATTTAAATAGTTTTATTATATCATCAATAAGTGAAACAGCTAAATCTGTACCATAAATAGCTTTAAATTCAGGATTTTCTCTATATGAATTAATTGTTTCTTTTTTAGCCTCTTGAAGTAAAGTAATTAATTCTTTTAGTTTACTTGATATTAAATCAAAATCTCCTAAACGTCCAGCTATATATTTTTTAATTTCTTCATTATCAGTAGGTAAAGATGATAGATATGATTCTATATCTAATCCACCTTCTTCCTCCCATAATTTTTTTACATCAATTCCTTTAGCGGCTTTATTTAAAGCCTTCGCGTTAACTGGCTTAAATCCTAATTTATAATAATATATATTCTTAGCGCCTTTAGCGTTTGTATTCGGGTTAAAAGCCGCTGGAGTCGCATAGTTTTCACCCGCACCAGCAGTAAAAGAAGCACCAGTACCTGTGGCGCTTTCTTCTTCTAATTGTTTACGAATTATTTCTTTTAAACGGTTATTCATTTTACTGATTCTAATTCTTCTACTAATTGATAGTATTGAAGAAGATTAATTAAATGATCATCATTAACTTTATCCATCTTGCCTAAATTAGGTAATATATTAATTACTTCTTTTATCTTAATTTGGATTGCTTGATCAGTAACAGATTTATTAAGTTTATTTAAATGAGTTTTAATTTCATTTATTTTAGTGTTGTAGAATTCTTTTAGTTTAGGAGTACTATCAACACCGTTAATAAATTCTTTTAGAACATTCTTCTGATTATTATTTAAATCAGCGTACTTGTCATTGAATTTTTCAAGTAATACTCTGTATGTTAATACACGAATATCTTTATCTTGATTTTTAAATTCTTCTAGAATTGTTTCTTTAACTTCTTTTTTATTTACATTTTTAGATGTTAAATACTCTAAAAGAGCAGTTTTATTTTCAATAATCTGATCTGGGTTAGATAAATTATCACTATTATAAACTTCTAGTAATGTAAATAATGCTGCTTGAGCCTTATAGTTAGGTAATTTTACTTTAAAGAAATCCTCTAGATTATAGTGTTCTTTAATTTCTTTAATTAAATTATACTTTTGTCTTTTTAAAGAAGATCGGTTTAATTGTTTAGAACTCTCTATAAGAGTACTTATCACCATATCTGCTCTAGTATCACTAACATTAGTATTTTTAAAGAAACTTTCGTAAATTTTATATTCTCTACCTAATTCTGTTTTAGTAAAATACTTCTTAAGAATATTAGTTGCTGGTGAGTCATTACCTGATAATGTATCAGCTGTAATTTGTCTAACTAACAATTCAAAAAGGATACCAGTATTTTTATACTTTGAATGTTTTATATTCATTCCTAGTTATTATTTTGTCTATAAATATATATGAAAATGTTATTCGCGTATCTGAGATTCATCTAAAAGCGAAGAATCGTCTTTTTTAAATACTAAGTTTTTTTCTAATGATTCAAGTAATCGCGAATTTTTTCTAGCACTTTCCATTGCTAGTGGTGAACCACCTTTATAGTTAGGTCTAATACCAGGACCTTCAGTATCATCTACTTTCATATCATGAGTACCTAATCTGTCTCTACCAAAAGCATTTCCTTGAGTATTAATATTTGATGCTTTTTCTTCAGGTCTACCTAAAGGAGCGTCTTTATCATATCCATCAGGAACACCCATTCCATTTCTTCCTGTTCCATATAATGATGCTAAATCATGAGGTGTACCATATGATTTACCTGATTCAAGTGGATCATTACCTTCATTTTCAATTTGTTTAAATCTGAAAGTACGTTTTTGGTCTTCAGCAATTAATGCTCTATATTCATCAAATTGATCTTCACTTAAGTGGAATATATTATCATAAACCCAATCTGTAGGTAATATTTTAGTCTCAATAATACTACGAGCTAATTCAACTTTTTCCTTCATTAATGCTATTCTTTCTTGATCATATATGATAGAAGGAGTAGTTAATGATAGATCAAAATTAGTTAATTGTTCGTTTCTATATCCTTGAGTATACAAGTGAACTAAAGCAATTTTATTTAATTCTGACAAAATAATTCTTTGAATTCTGTCAATTGTACGAGCAAAACGAATATCTTCAGCTGCTAAAGTTGCTTTACCTGTTAAGTCTTTTTCATATCCCATGAATGCTTTAGGTACTTTTAAAGCGGCAAATAGTTTATCTCTTAAATAAATTACATCATCAATAGCTGTATAATCTAAACCTTTAGTTGGTTCAATTTTAGTAGCTGTATCATTACCTCTAACTGGGATATAAAAATCTTCTAATGAGTTTTGTAAATTATATTTTAAGTTATATTCACCTGTTTGTGGGTCAATATATGGAGTTCTTTTCATTGTTGAGATAGTCTTCTGCATGAAGTTTTCTACCTCATTTGGTGGAATTGAACCTACATTAATATAGAAAATACGTTTTTCTGGGGCACGAACAATACGATGAATCAACATAGCATCTTCCATTAAGATGTATTGTTTAAATAATTTACGTGCTGGTTCTAAATAAGAACGACCATAAGGTAAATAGTTAACATCAGTAATTAATCTAAAATGAGCCATTTCATAGTTGTCAAAATAGATTGTTCCTGCTTGTTTTTCTTTACTATAAGTTGAAGCTGCATTCACACCACCATATCCACCTGTCACACCTGAACTGTAACCATCGGGACTGTATTTATATCTTACTTCAGCTGGATTTCTAGGATCAATACCTTCTTCTCTTGCTATGTGGTAAGCAGTATATGGTATAACATTATATACACCAAATTTTTCAGCAATTTCTAATTTTAAGAAAAAGTCTCCATATTTACACATTTGACGAATCCAAGACCATAGATTGAATTCAATATTTAACACATCATAGAATAGATTATAAAGAATCTTTTGAGTATCTTCATCACTACTTCTAATTTGAAGTACCTCTCCCATATCATTTTTTAAAGTACTCTCATCTGCTATAATGTCTAAGGCAGAGGCTACAATAGCGTCTGTATCCATAGCATCATAATCTGAGTAAACTTGAGTACGTAAGTATCTCCAGTTTAGATTTAATTGAGAACCATAAAGTGAGGTTGTATTACTTGAATAAACACGATTATATCTATCTACTAATGCATTTGTTTTAAATTCACCTGTTGATTGAATACTATTAACATCCATTACTTTTAACTGGTTACCACCAGCATTACGAATTATAACATCCGTTGAAAATAATTTCTGTAATCTCGAAAATACACTTGTATCCGCCATTTTAATTTAATTTATTTATAAATATCATAATAACCAGTCTAAACTCTCATTTTGCCCATTAATATCCATACGATATGGATTATCATATTTTTGTGAGAATGGAGAAGTTGCAAATCCTGATCTAACTACTGTTATGTTGTTGATAGCGGCTCTAGCTAAGTCTAGATTTTGTGATTTGAATTTTAAAGCTGTGTCTCTAACATACATTGCTGTAGCTATACTCATAACTAAATCATCATTATAACCTGATTGAGCCTCTGCTCTACCATTTTTCCACATAAATACTCTCATTTCTTCAAGTAATCGTTTGGATTGAATTGTTACACTTCTATCTCCTACATACTCTCTAAATTTATTAATTACAAGTGGTCTTGTTCTTAAAGACATTGTAAAGCCTGGGACCATTTTTGATGGATCATCCGCTCTATCTAGATAGTTTTCAGCTGTTAACGTGTCACTTTTTGTAGAATAATATAAATTTTTATATTCTCTTTCTTGTATTGCTTCAATTGTTGACCAACCTATATTAGCATTTTCTACTACCAACATAACGTTATTATATTCAGTGGCTAAACCACAAAGAAAATAACCAAATTCACGTGGTGGCAATTGACCTCTATACTCAGCTACTTGTGTATTTGATTCTATATCTATAACATGACAAGCAGAAAAGTCTTTACTATCACCTCGAGCAACATCGGCAACAACCATATAACTACGAGTATAATCTGCCATTTCCCATACCCATAAGTTACGATCAATTCCTCGCTTCTCCAAGGGATCTTTAATAGTTGTTTTAGAAATAAATTCTATTTGTTCACTAAAAAATACTGTATCACCTGAGGTATTAAAGTCACAATCACATTCTTGAGCCGCTAATCTAGGATCACCAAGTAATCCATCTTGAGCTTTTCTCCATTTCTCATCTCGTTCAGGATGAACATACCACGGTAATTTGATTGGTAAGAAACTAGGTACTCCTTCTTCAACTATTCCTGATTCTGCTTTAACCCATGTTTTATGAAACCAGTTACCTGTACCATATGGAGTAGATAATACAATTGCTCCACCACCAGTTGCTAAGGTTTGTTGAGCTGATGCCCATATTTCTTCTACACCATCAATGAACGCTGCCTCATCTATAATAAGAAGTGATACTGCTTCTGAACGACCTGCATCACCTGCTGCTGAAACTGCTTTAACTTGAGAACCATTATTTAGTCGTAAAGTTAATTTATTATTTTCTTCAGCTGGTATTTTTAGCCATGAAGGAAGATTCTCGAACATGAATTTAACTTTTGTTACCATGTTCTTAGCTGTATCCTGTTTTGTAGCGATACAAAGTACGTTTTTATCCTTTTGGAATATCATTAACCATAATGAGTATCCTGCTACTAGGGTAGAGATACCTAATTGTCGAGATTTAAGTACTATATCATATGGATTATCTCTCCATAAACGTAGTACTTTTTCTTGGAATGGGTATAGATTAAAAGGTATTCTACCTCTTGTTGGGTGTTGAATGTAGCAATACTTTTTCATAAAATGTGCTGGGTCTTGGGCACATTTCATATATTCATCCCTAATAATTTGTTTTATATCTTGACTCATAAAACCCTTTTAAATTAATCAAT